GCACGCACTAAAACGTAATTTAAAGCCTCGTCTTTCGTCTTTAACCCGTTACCAATAGTAGCATCAATCTTTGATTGTATTGCCGTTCTATTGATGGCACTACGCAAGAATAAACCCGCTATAAATTGTGGGTATAAATTATCTTCGCCAAAATTTATCCATTTCTTTGAACCACGTTCCGAGAATGTAGGTAAATTTATTTGTATTTGAGTTAATGAATTGAATGCAAATTTGTTCATACTATTAAATATCTTTTTTAGCGTTTTTTCTTAAACTAATTATTTCGTAAATATACTTCACGCTAACCAATATCGAAGCTATAATCGAAACTATATAAAATACTGATTTTAAATCTTCGGGTAGTGTAGTTAAACTAACGCCAAATGTAGTGGCATTTAATACGTTAACTGGCTCTTTTAATGTGTCTATTATTGTTCTCATTAACTTACATAAATTACGCTTTCGCTTGTTTCATTATCTGATATATATTCTATTTTTTGCACTTCAGTATCGCCCGCTAAAAATGCTTGTCCACGTGTGTAAATTAAATCTTCAACTTGTAAGGTATAATCATAATTACCAAAAGGTAAATTGTTTAAATGGTAATCGCCAATTATTCCATCGTTAACATAAAAAGTAAACTCTGTAAATCTTTCAATTCTGTTGTGATATATCAATTTGCATTCATGATCCAATTTATCAAATCCATTAAATAAATGTATTCTTAAACTTGAAATCGTCAATGCAAAATCTCCGTAAATTAAAAATGTGTTAGCTCCTGTTACTAAATTTATCATCATAATAAAAATAAAAAAAGCGGTACGATTCCTCGCACCGCTTGTATTTTTTAAAGGTTAATTTATTAAAGGGCAGTTTCAAAAGTAAAGCCACCAACCGTTGCACTTGAATTCGGTGCAATTGCATTGATTAAACCCGCACTTGTTGAGCTTAACGCTGGCATTGGATCCGCTTCCATTGATTGAAACGTGAAAGTATATCCGTTCATATCTCCGATTGCTTGACCGCCTTCGCCTACCATAGTTGATAAGTTAGCACCTCTAGTATTGCCTAACAACCAATATTGTCCCATGTTATCTAATGCGATAACTCTAATCTCACGGTTTTTAGCTAACAACAAAAATTCGTTTCTTTTAGCTACATCTCTTTTTGAGATATTCACACTCAATTCAGTTGTATAAAATACCGTCCCATTAGCGTTTGAAATCGTTGCCGTTTCTGTTAACTTTGCTGTATCTTTTCCAAAACGATATTGGTAAAAACTACCCGCACCACTAGCTAAAGTAACTTCGCCAGCCGTAACTGTTTGGACATCATAAAGACCTCCTTCTGCATAAACAAAGATACTATTCACGCCACCTAAGGCACTCATGCAATCTAAGTTCATTGTATTCAATATAGTACACGCCATTTTTTATATATTTTTTTAAGTTGAAAAATAAGGGGCTTTTTACACCCCTTTTTTATTTATAAATTTGATACTACTTGTGAAGCATAAACCGCTGTTCCTAATCTGAATTTCGCATTGAAATTCATGATGTCGTCAGCTTCATTATAGTAGAATTTGAATGTATCCATTTCGTCTAATAATCCAGTTCCAAAGAAAATGTATTTTTTCGGAGCTATGATTACACGAGCTGGATCATTGATACCAGGTGCAGCAAAAACTGTGATGTTTGTACCAGGGAAAACGAATGAGCTAGGAGCGTTAACACCCGCTGCATTTGAAACTTGAGCAAATTGTCCGATTACACTTGCACCTGTATTGATTAAGGCTGCAACTAATGCTTGGTAGTTTGCATAAGATGTGTAAAGAATCAAATCATCTTCAGTTTGTAAATCGCTAGTCAAAGAACCAACGTTTAACCAAAATTCAGAAATTGCAGTTGATGTAGTCCATTGTGTGTAAGCACCCGCTGAATTGATTGAACCATTTGCATTTGTAGTTTGAGTTAACAAACCTGTTAATGTAGCTCCGTCACCTTGCCAAATTGTATTCTCAACGAATTTAGCGATGTTTGCTATTTTGTTGTTTGCGATTAATTCTGCAAAAGGTACTGTCTCTTGGTTAGCTGCTGCACCCAATTGAGATGAAGTCCACTTACTTCTTAAATCTTCTGGACATAATTGCTCTTTTAACATCTTGCTTCCTACTACTAAAGGAATTTGAGAAAAAACTGTTGCGTTTGAACCTACTTGGCCCGCTGCAAATCCACATGTTGCATCTTTGATGTCAACTGTTGAATTCATAACGTTGATTGCCGATGTTCCCGCTGTTTTTCCCGCTTCGATTGTAACGTATTCGGTTGTAAATGACTTCAATAACGCCGCACTTATTAGGTCGGTTGATAATTGGTCTGTATATGCTGGTAATGCTCCTAAGTTAAATGACATAATTTATTTTTTTAATTGGTTTTTAATTTGTTTTAATTTTTCTAATCTTGAAAATGTTGTTTCGATAACTTCGTTATCTGTTTTTTTAATTGGTGTTGTTGCTGGTGCTTTTGAAAACATGCTAACCTTTTCTTTTAATTTAGCTATTTCATTATTTAACTCCATGATAGTTTCGTAAACTAATACCATTGGATCGACTGCAACCTCTTCAACTTCAGCAGCTTCAACTGTTACTTCAACTGGTGCTTCAGTTTCTTCAACTTCTGCAAAAACGATTTCGGTAATAATACCCATTTCGTCAGTCTTGAATATTGTGCCGTCAGCCATTGTGTGTTCGCCTACTCCAACGGAGTTATTTTCAGCATCAAAAACAGGATATCCGACTTCAAGTTTTTCAGTCATAACCTCCGTTCCATCAACTAAAACAATTTTTTCGAGAGACACTTCTACGCCTAAAAGTTCTCTAACTTGGTTTAATTTTAATTTGTACATATTAGTAAATATTTGTTTTAAAGTTTTTAACAAAAATGTGAATAACTATTTATTATCAGGTAAAAAACCATGATTAGGTTGGTCGTATGGAGCTGTTCCTGCAAGTCCTGGCGCACGTCCTTTGTTGATTACTTTCTCTTTTGCATTGATGTAATATTTACGCCAAAAATGTTTACAATTTGCACCGCCCGAATATTTCCATATATCATAAATGTTTGTACCTCGTGGACCGAAACCAGGGTTAACGGGTGCTTGAGCTATTGCTTTAATTTCTGCAAATGTGAAATAAGTTTCTAAAGATAATAACGATTTGCAAAACGTTCTTTCAGCTGGCGGTCCATCGTACTTGTATACCGTCAATCCTTCTTTATATCCTTGTACTGGGATAAAATTTTCATCGTATTCAACGACTTCAAATTCTTCCATATCACTTGCTTTGATTCCTAAAGTTTTCGCAATTTCAATTGCCTTATCTTCATCAAATTCTATGATTCCTTTAATCTTATTGAACAATTCTTCGTTCTCATATTCTTCGAACACACCTTCGACGCTAAAGCCTTTTAACTCCCCATTTTTTACACGTTGCCACGTTGCCATATCTTCTACTTGCATTGATACCATCCACGTTCCTACGGGCACATCGTAGCCATATTTCATGATTGCTTTGTCGTTTATATCCTCAACAATCCACGACTCATAAACATAGGTTCCTGTTTTCTTTTTATTCTCATGGTCTTGGTTTATGTCATTCGTGCGGGCTTCTTTCATGAATTTTTTAGCAATCTTCAAGATGGTTTCTTTTGAAAATACAACATCGTAATAATGGCCTCTGTTATCAATACGAGGTATCTTCATATCCGGTATCATGGCTGGCCCGATTACAATTTGTAAATCATTATCAAATCTGTACTTTTCTAATTCTTTTTTGAAATACATGAAATCTATTTCGATTGCTGGCTCTTCAACGAGTGAAATTTTATCGACTCCACCGCTTTCACTTATTACTAATTCTATTAATTTTCTGTTCATAATCTTGCTATTTGTTTTAATTTTAAATTTGCTTCTATTTGCGATGTCATTTCGCTTGCCACAACGTACGTTTTAAATATCGGATTTGCATTATTTTGATTACCAAAAGAAACACCGCCACCCATTTGATTTATGTTTGATAATAAGTTGCCAAACATGGCTGTTGATTTAGCATTGATTACCGATTCTCCATTTGATAAGTTAGCCATGATACTATCACTTGTTGATGTACCCATTCCTTGAACAAGTCCACCCGTTGCGAATTTAGATGGTGTAGCTTTAGCAGCATCACCGCCAGGGCTTTTCGCTCCGTTAATTTCAGAAATACTTTTAGCTGCTTGTGCAATAACTGAAGCAATACCAATGGCACCGCTTGCAGTATTCAAAGCTACTGGCAAAGCCGCTGCTGTACCAAATGAAGCGATTGAGGCTGGGTGTAATGTAAATTTGGCGTTTGCTGCAAAAGTTGACGCTATAATTGACGCTATTGACGCCGCCTTTTCTAATACTATTCCCCCAATTGCTGCCGACTTACTATCTCCAGCTATTTGTTGTAAAAGTTGTCCCGCTTGTCCCGCTACTTCAATGCCTTTATTAAGTGAATATTCTTTGTATTCTTGTTCGGTTTTTGCAATTAACTTTTTTTGTTCTGCAATTTCTTTTTCTAATTCTACGCTTACAACTCCACTAGCTTTTTGTGATTCATATAAAGTATTTAGATGTGCTGCATATTCTCGTTGTTGGTCTAAATTATCGTTTTTTTCTTGACGAATAGCATTTAATTTTACTTCATTATCATCTTCAATATCTTGTCGTTTTTTTACCCTTGCCGCTTCGTCTTTTTGGTCTTGAATTTCTTTATCTTTTGCAACCGCTACTTCAAGTCTTTTAGCATGGTTTACTGCTTCTAATTCTAATGCTGCAATCCTATCTTTTTGTATTGCTATTTTTTCATATTCCTTTTTGTTTCTTTCATTCAATAAATTTTCTTGCTTTACATTTGTATCTGCTAATAAATCTTCTTGTTCCTTTGTAGCCTTTTCTAATAACGTTTTAGCTTGGTTTACTCTTTGTTCGTCTTTGTCTTTTTGTGTAGTATCAATTTTGTCAATTTGTTTTACTTCATCTTTTTTGATTGCTATTTTAGCATTTTTTGCGTCGGTTTCTTGTTGAGTTAATGCAATGGTTAAATTTTGAGTTGCTTTTAATACTTCAGCATTTGCATTAATTACATCGTCAACTCTTAATTTGTTTGTCTTATTATCAATATTGTATTTATCTTGAATAGATTTTAACTCTTCTTTATTTTTTTCTATTCTAGCTTCAACATTTAAAGTCCAACCACCTTGGTTTTTAGTTTGTTGTAATTCTGCTTCTAATTGTGCTGCTAATTTTTTTCTTTCAATTATTTCTAAGTATTCAGCTAAAGCAATCTCATGAGTTGTTTGATAGTTTTTATTTGCAATGGCTTGAGTTGCTTTTGCATTTGCAACCGCTGTTTTTAATATAGTAATTTCATTCAAGCCTTGCGCCTTCATTAACCTATATTGGTACTCTTCATCTTGCTTTTTCTTTTCAATAGATTTCTTTATCGCTTCGTTGTTGTTTTCAGTTTCTTTCGTATGTCGTTTCAATGCTTCAGCAGCCAAATCAATTTTGGGCTTTGATGTTTCAAACATTTTAACTAACAAATATCCAGCTGTTATTAATCCCGAAATAGCAACTATAAGCGCACCGACTGGATTAGCCGCCATTGCCGCATTCCACAACCATTGAGCTGCCGTTGCCACTCTTTGAAATATCGTAGTAGATTTTATTACCGCACCTAATTGTTTGAACCCGTCTATGCTTTCTCCTAATGCTTGAACACCACTTGCTAAAGTCATTGCACTTTGAACTTTTAAGATTGCCGCTTCAACATCTTTGCTCTTTTCTCCGAATACACCCATGGCACCCGTAACCGCACTAAATCCACCCGCAACTCCAACCAATGAACTACTAACTGCTTTGAATTTAGCATCTGGATTAAACGCATCTGTTAACGCTTTAGCATCGCCGATTTTATCTTTTAAAATAGCCGCTGCCTTTGCTGCTTCAATTGCTTGTTTAGATGTAGCTCCAAATTTTTCAGACAATATAGCTACGTTTGCGGTAGCTTCTTTAATTTGTTGTCGTAAACTTTTTACGCTTTCATCTACCTTATTCAACCCGCTAAGGTCTGACGTGGTATTAATTCCTATATTTATCTCGTTTGCCATATTTTAATTTTGTTTAAGGTATGCAAGTAATTCTAGTAGCTACTTGTACATTGATTCCGTTTATAAATTGTGCTACAAATGATTCGCCTGGGTATGAATACCAACCATCTGCAACGTGTGTTGTCATTCCTATATCACTCCACGCCTCTAATGTTGTATATAATTGAGATGAAAAACCATAGAATAATACAGTAGGATTTGCACAACAACCCGAAGTATAGACTGAATCTCCTAAACACGCTTCAAACTTGTATTGAGTTGGTGGTATACACACACACGCTGTTGTTACATAGTATTGCGTAATGATTCCATTAATTACTTGAAAGGTATTACTAGCACCATACGAATAAATCCCACTAGGTGCGGGAAAATTGCCGTTAGCGTCTATAAATAATTCTCCGTTTAATTCAAAGTATTTAATCGTTGCATTGCCATTTTCATAACAACAATATACATCGCATGGATCTTCAACGTTTGCAAAATAACACATCAATTGAGCTTCAATTATAGGGCGTGGCACAATCGAAATTGACTCGCCTACTCTTATTAATTCTACTTTGCATGATGTCGGTTTGCCAACTTGATAATCGGTTATTTTATTAACCATAAACCAACTATCTTTTATAAAAATCTTATCATTGAATTTTAAATCCCAAACTTTTTTATAGTCCAAAACAATATTCATTTCTAAAATTTTACCAAATTTATCATAGGTAAAATCGTACCATTTTTGCCAATAGTTATTCCATAAATCTCTAGTAGTTCGAGCGGGCGGGTTAGGTACTGCTCCAGTAATATCCCATAATGGAGCTGCGTTTCGCCATGCCATATCATTGAATGATAATCCTGAATTATCTAATAGGCTATATTGCGAAACTAACGGATATTGATTCCAATGTTGAGTAACATTTGCATCATTTTTAATGTGCCATTCTAATGGTGCGGCTCTCATTCCATTGTAATAAACTAATCTCAATTTAGGAGTTATCGGCGTGCGTTCCGTTGTTGTATCTTTTGCGATATGTGGTATAAGAAATTGCGCTGCTAACTTTTGGTTTGCGCTAGCACTTGTTTCAGCACTTGCGTTCCCAATTGGTAATAATGGAGTAGGTGCAAACAAAGATTCTACTAAATTATTACCGACTAATATTTCTATTTGACTATCCAAGTCTAATTGACCATAAGTTGTCTTTGTAGCTGTTTGAAAATTGTAATTAACATAGTCACTATCTTCATCATCTCGCCATGTGTTTGACCTTGTTTGAGATATAAATAATGGTTTGCTTTGTATGTCCACATTACCATCTACATATTTAGTCCAATCACGTTGTGTGCCTTGCTCTACCCAATCAACCCACGGAGTAATAGTAAAATGTTTATCAATAGTTTTTGATGGTTCTAAAACAAGATTATAACGCTCAATTATTGCCTTTAAAAAATCAATTGATTTAACGTTGTTAGGTAAAAAATTCCTAAGATTAGTAATATCTCCAACCGATGTTGTTTGTCTTAAAATAGCTGTTGAAATGTTATTTCGTGCGGTACTAAGTGGCACTGTTGAGTTAATTCTAAATACTAATTCATCTCCTAATGCCGCTAGTGAATTAGGGATGTTAAATGTATGGAAAAAATAATAAGGTACAAATGGTGTAGCTATATAAGTAGTCGTTGCAATTACTGTATTTGTTGTTATGTTAAAGATTTCAATATCGAAAAAATCAACTACAAAATTATAATTTAATGTAACCCAACCGCCAATATCAAAAATATAATAATCTAAAGGATTGATAAATTGAATAGGTACTTTGAATACTGAATTAGTGTTATCAAATGAATTGCTCGGGTCGTAAACTTCATACGGAAAATTAATATTTTGCGTAAAAGCTCCTAATACTTGTTGCCATAATCCATTCGCTTCTAGTTTAGAAATAGTTGTGTCAGTTGCCCTATCTTGTTGTTCGGTAATTACATACTGATTCATGAAGTCCGAATTATTCACATTGATAAACAAACTATCATAGGTAAATCCACTACTCGCAAAGATTGCATCAATCAAAACTTTAGCACGAATTACGGGCTTGAATTGTGCGATTGATAATGGTTTGCCATTGTTTGTAAATCCGTTTGGTGCTAACGTTCCATTATGTAAGGCTAAAGTATTTTGCACTGGTTTACCTTCAAAATAATCATAACCCCACTCTATTAATGGATAGATAACATCGCCACCAAATAAATTTAGATTCCAACTATTAACAATATTTACATAACTCTTTTCGTGGTTATATTGTGATAGGTCTAATGAGTTCAAAAAACCACCGCCAATCTTTGACGCTAAGTCTGAAACTTCGCCAAAAAAAGTCACTTCATATTCAACGTTTTTATCTTTATTATTCGTTATAATATTTGTTAATCGAATTGAACCAACCGAAATTGTAACATTGCTATCTTCAATGTAAGATTCTATTTTTTTAGTTGCATCAAAAGTAACCGTGTTAATATTAAATGCACTCTTAAAAAACAAATTATTATTAGCCGTATTTGGTACTCGAAATGTTTGAGAATATGTTGACGGATTAGCAGTCGGATCCATTATGTCAGCAACCGACATATTCAATTTAATAGGATTGTTTTCCATTAAATCTAACAATATAAACCCCGTGTTTTGTTTAACGTATAATCTCATTAATTAATTTTTTGAACATGGTTTAACATTATCTCGAATTCAGCTTGAACCATTTTAACTTGCTTAATGTTTTTAGTCTTATAAGAAGTTTGTCCGATGTGAACGCTTTGAGGCACTAACACATTGTAAGGCGTATTATTAAAATAAGCAATTACATTTGAACTTTTTTGCAAGCCTTCAAGTAAATTAACTTCATTTTGATTTAACCAATCAGTATTCAAAGTCCATGAAGTCATGGCTTGTTTATTATAAATTACATCACCGCCTTTTGTTTGTAGATTGTAGTTTGGATTCGTAATGTTTGGAGTTACGGGAGTATATCCACTCCAATCCATTGTCTCTTGATAATAGTTACTATTCGTAGTCTTTGTTTCCTTTTCCATGAAGGCTGTAAAATTCATGTAATCACGCCCGCCCAAATCATTCAACCAACTTAATCGAACTCTAGTGTACAACGTATCACAATCTTCAAGCATTACAAATCTATTTTTTTGAGTAACTGCATAATTTTCAATACATCCATTACTTGGAGCGTGGTTATACATTTCAACATCGATATATTCGCCTGGTGCCATAACGTACGAACCTCCTACATAAAGATTAATTATTTCCATTAATGAAGCTAATCTACATTGAACGTGAAGTATATCAAATTCAGCAGTTAATTGACTTGTAATAACATCAGAACAAACACTTTTTTGAAGGTATCCAGCTATTGCATCAACACTAATTGGTAAGTTACTTACAATTACATTCCCAAATTGGTCGTAATAATTTAATACCATAAAAGATATATAACTATTATCTAATACATTAGGATATTGAGTCCAATTTATGTAGCTCAAAACATTCATGTCATTGTAATATACTCTTTGCTCTAATGTCGCATGGTTTAACGGATAAGCTAAAGTATTGTTTAACAAACCATCACCCCAATCGTATGTTATTGTTTGCGAAGGCAATATTCCATAACCACCACTTTTTGTAATTCCATTACTCATACCATCTTGTTGTTGTTGATGTTCTAAGCTAGAATTCCAAACATGAACGGGAATATCGAAATTATTTTGAATTGTTTTTGCCCACAAATAAAAATCGGGTTCTCCTGCATTGCCATTGCCATCGTAAATTTGACCGCCGTATTCCTCGCCACAAATTACAAATGTATGTAAACTTGAAGTACCATTATCTGCAAAAATATGGTAATAAGTAGTTGTGTTTATTATTAACTCAGGAATCGTATCAACCAAATACGCTTGACAAATTTGGCTTATATCAATCATGCCGGCACCAACTGGATTCGGTTTAACTTTTAATCTAATTTCAAAAACATTGTTAATATACACATCAAAAATATAACTGAAATTATCTTGATAAGTTTCATCACTTTGTACGCTCCATATTATCGGATTGTATGTGCCTTGTAGGTAAGATGGTGCGTAATTAATTTGTGTTATCATTTTTGTTTTTTTGGTGTGCTAAAAAATTATAGGCTGTTATTAATTCTACTTTTGTAACTTCTTCGATTTTAAGGATGTCGTCTTTCGCAAGGAAGTAAATAAACGTATTCCAACCTCGAGCGCAACGGATGTCAGAGCGTTCAAGATTTTTTTCTTCTTTGTCGCTTTCGGCATCTTCGGATCCAAAGAGTCCTTTATAGCTCCTTTCAAGTTGCCCAATATATTTAAAAAAAAAACGGCGGTATTTAATGCAACCTTTACAGGCATTTTTTCAGCAAACAATTCAGCACGCTCCTCAAATGTTTCACTACTATAAGGCTCAATTTTGAAAGGTAGTTTGCTTATTAATGGTCGGTAAAGAATAGCCATTATCTTATGAAGATTAAAGTTTAACACGGGATGGTTTTTCAACACATCGATATCTGCCATTTCGCCAACTGTTAAGCCTTTCACGTTAATTAATCCGTAAGATTTACCATCAATCGTAATAATGTTATCCACGCTTCCGTCTCCTAAGTCAAAGCAATTGTGAACAAACTCATTCCACATCGTATCGAGTATTTCAATCGGTATAATACGAATTTCTTCAATATCGCAACCCGTGACAATTTGAAACACCTTCATTCTTTCATGAATGCTTGTTTCATCTTTGATTAAATCCGAAATCTCGATGAACTTTTTAATTGATATACTTTTAATTGTTCTCATAATTTATGCTGTTGCTCTACTTGTTTTTGTTGTTACGCCTGTTAATATTTCTACTATGTCAGCTCCGACTGTTCTCTCTAATTTCTTTGCGAAATATCCGATTAATTCGTTTGCATCACTTGACAATGAAGTCCAATAACGTGGTAATATTCCTTTACCTGTATGTCCTGGTCTTGGATTCCATTTAGGCATTATAAATTGACTCATTCCGTAGCTTGCCTTGTCTGCATTGCTGTAAGTACCTAAGTCAACATAAACGCCATAATAGATATAGTAAAATGACAATGCTGGGTTATCGTTTTTAGTAACTACCTTATAACGTATTGAACGCTTTAGCTTTCCCGTCTTAACGGGTGCTTGCGCCTTCATGATATTTAATATTTCAGTACCTAAAGAATCTAAGGCTTTAGTAACTTGACGTATATATAGTTTCTTTGGATCCATTAATTAAATGGATTTTCGCATAAAGTGAAAGGACTAATTGCTTCGACTATTATTCGTGTTGTATAACCAGC